GCGGAACACGGACAATCTGAATACCATTGTATGTTTCAACAATGTTGTTAACATTCTTCTCGCCGTTGTTAGTGGTGCGGATGATGTTATCCGACAACAACTGCGCAACAGTCGGAGTTGCAAAGATTACCAAACGGCTATCGTCAATCTCATTTTCTTCAAGAGTAACAATAGCGGTATCCAAAGCCGACTTCGTGTTGCTTGCGTCAAGGTTAGCAGCCGCAACAGTGCCAGCATTTGCGCTAATCTTAGCAAAACGATAAGCGTCAATTTCGGGTACGAATTGAGTACGAATTGCCTCGCCTACCAACCGAGCCGCTACCAAGCCAAAACTCTCGGCATCATCCATACGGTCGATAGAAAATCTGCGCCCACGGTCATTCGAGAATTGGTGAGTTTCCCAAGTCAGCGAGATATCGCCTGCAGGAAAGCCATTCGCCTTGGAATAATCACCCAAGCCAACCAAAGCCATTTTTGCAATTTGCACAGAGTGAACATCTGCTGTTGCTCGTACAAATTCGGCAGGAGCTTCCAAACCTGACGATTTAGCCTCTGCTTTGTAGACTTCATCCAACAGAGGCAACATTCTTTGTGCAAGATTAATTTCATTTGCCATTTTCAATTACCTTTCTTAATTCAAGCCCATTGCTCTGCGCAACTGAGCGTCATCTGTTATATTACCATTTGCATTTGGGACATTCGGCTTAATCTTTTTATCAACTTCGGCACTGACAGAACTTGCCAGTGTTTCGTTGTATTTGTCCATCATCTGCCCCGCTTTATCGAGGTCATTCATATTAGAAAAGATGTCGTATAAAGAACTGTCAATCTTCTTTTCAGTCATCAGCCCCAGAATTTTGTCTTTGTGGTCACGTTCCGCAAGTTTAGTCTTAAATTCGTCACGCTCTTTTGTGATTACCTCAAAATCGTGCTTTTGCTTTTCTTCGGCACTCATCTTGGCAATTTTCTCACGTTCTTCGAGTTCCTTTTTATGTTTGTCGTTCGCCTCACCTAACCGCTTTGCGACAATTTCATTAAGCTGTTCCTGATTGAACATTCCTTTTTTTGACTCCGCAATTGCCTCGTCAATTTTCTTTTTCAATTCTTCTTCCGAGATTTCCATAGTATAACCTTTCATTTACGCTAGTTTAACGACTTGCTCAGTCTGTTTATAAATTAACAAAAAAAAATATGTTTGTCAACACACCGCTATCTATAATACCGAGCGTTGTATTTGTCGTTTGCCTCGGTGATTTCAACAACTCCGTCTGGTTCGGCAGGTGCTAGCTCCATAACGTCATAACAATTCGGATGAAAAAGCCCAAACCCCTGAGCCTCCTCAACCGTCATATAGCCTTTGGTCTTGCCTGATATGGATAGAGTCTTGTTTTGGAATGGCTGGCACAATGGGCAAGGCTCTTCGTCCACGGTATGCACCACCTTAACAAGGTCGTTCCCGTATTCTTCACTTTTCACAAAAAAAGCTTGCCGTTCAGCAGACACAAGCGTTGTCTGTGTGAGCATATCGACATAATCTTCGAGTTTAATTCTTGCCTCGTTTTTTGTTGCAAAATAGGCAACGCCATATTTTTTGAATGTGTTGAAAAATCCCTTGTCCAGTCTTTTTTTTTGAAAGACAAGTGCCTCAATCATCTTTTCAACATTCCGATTTGAGTTCTGAATTATGCTATCCGCTACCTTTTCGATATCCGATTTCACCTGACTTTTTTTCGCTTGTCTTATGCGCTTGTACAACTCTTCAATATCGGTCGATTTCGTAAAGCCTTTGGCTCGTAATTGCTCAATAGCACTTGTGCGCCCCGTCTGAACTGCCTCATCAATGCCTTTTGTTAAATTTGCGTATGTTTCCCTGAGCCAAACCGCAAGCAAAGCCCCCTCGTATTTCTTATAGTCACGGACTTTCTTTTCGGTGGGGTCATCGATAACATCTTCAAACCTCGCCTTTAGCTTTTTTTGAAGTTCGACAGCAAGTTTCCGATTGCCTCTTTTGCGCTTTTCGATTTCGTCTTTTGTCATTTAGATTATCCAAAGTATTTTTTCAATTTAGAATAATCCATATTAGATATTCCTTTAGATTTCATAAATTTCTCAAGCGAATCTTGCGCCCTCGACAATTCCGTTCTTTCGGCACTTTCCATAGCGTTCCGTCTTGCCTGCACGTTATAGGTGCGCATAAAGCTTGTCGGCATCCCGTTATAATCAGAAGTTCTAGCCTTGGTGCGCAAATAATATTCGTTTCCGTCACGTTCAAGATATGTTGACACTTCGCTATTTGCACCAGCGAATTTAATATAAACTCTCTCCTGTCCGTCTCTTTCCCATTTATTAAAACGGACTCCCTCTTTCTCAAGTTTTGCCCGAGCCTTTTCTATTTCTTTTTGTTTTTGCATTTTTGCCGATTGTATCTTTTTTGCCTCAGCAACCGACATAGCATTTTCATTAAATGCTTTTTCGCCAGCAGGCGTCAAAGTGCCATCCGCTCGCATCCACCGCTTTTGAATCCACCCCTCTTTTCCGTCCTTTGTGATTAAAAGTGCTTTATTTGTTTCTCTAACAACCTTGATTGACTTACTGTAACCTGCACCACGTCCGCCCATTATTTCCTCTCCTTGCCAAAATATTCAAGCGGTACATCGATGATATTACCGCCCAAAGACATATTCTTCACTCCGCCATACACAATAATCTTTTCAGGTTCCAACCTCTCTAACATCTCATAATAGCCGTTGTAAAAGATTTCAGGCGTTGTCTTTGAACCCAGAGTAGACACGGCAACAATTCCGCCTTTCTCATATCCCTCAAAGCAAAAGTCAAAAGTATCTTCAAGCCCCCAACAGATTGTCGGTATGATATTAACTCCCTTAGATTGCCAGTAAGCACCTAGAACTTGCTTGCGATAATGATTAAACATCTGTGTCGGCTTTGGCATATCCACATAAATAGAAAAATCAGGCGACAACACTGTTTTGAACTTTTTTAACAAATCAACATACAGGTCAGGAAGTCGCCAGCACCGCTCGAATTGGTAGTCGTGAATAAAAAAGTGGACGTTTTTATCACAATTTTTGCAAGTCAAGGTCTTGTTAAAAGGAATAAACGTCGCATCGGCATATTCGTTGTTTTTGATTAGCGGATATTCTCCCGAGAACTCCAAACCTTGTAACAAATCCAAATTAAGCAAACATCTATACACTTGCTAATTCCTCCAAACTGGGCTTTTCTGCGTCAAGCCGTCTTTGCTCTTCTTTCACATCGTCCACACTTTCCAAAAGCTCAAGCGTTGTTTCAAGCGACAATACGCCAGTTGTGTATAACTTGGCAATCTGGTTATCTTTGTCGATATTACTCGGCAGATTGACTTGGAATGTAATTGTTACTTGTCCCTCGGGTATTTGCTCGGCTTTCTCGTTAAATTTCCGATAATTCTTGAGGCAGGTCAAGCGTTGGAATAAGCCCTTTTCAAAATAGTTTTTCTTTGTCAACCGCAAATTCTCAAACCCAAGCAATTTATAACTGATAGCAACTCCCGACTGATTGCCAGCAAACTGCTCATCGGTCAAATCTGGAATGTTCGTGATTGAAAAAATATCTTGCCTCAAGGCGTTCCGCAAGTATTCAACATAGGATTTGTCAAGTTGCTTGTTCAGATAGCGGATGTCGGTGTTTTCGCCCATAAGCTCCAAAACACGGCTTTTCTTTAGTTCGTCCGCCTCATCTTTATTCAATCGTGCGTTAATCAAAGCTAAAATGGAATTGGCTACGCTGTCTACATCATCAAAGTTACTCGATAGCAACTTGGAATATGCCGACAAAAGCTCAAGTACTGGTTCATAGTCGCCAACTTCTTCATCGTTATTCTTGTACTCAAACACAGGAATACATGGCTTAAACGGATTAGTTTCTTCTTCATCAAAGATAATACCACCCTCGCCGTGGAATGGTCTTATGCTGTCCTTGCTGTACACATAGCCTTGAGTCTTTACTTGCCCATTGGATAGCTTGCGTGTCCAAAATGTAATGGCACAGATTTTTCTTTTCAAGATGCTGTCATCAACAACAAAAAAAGTATTCAGCGGTGATAAATCCTTAATGTAAAGCGAGCCGTCTGTATCAACGCCCATAATTTCGTATGCCACGCCGTACCGACTGGCAATCTTTGCCAGAGTCTGATTTTCGGCTTGCTCATCGTTCACCCAGAATAAAGCTTTTGCCTCTTTCTCAAATTGAGTGTCTTCAAAAGCATATGTTACAGGTTTACCGATAAAATAACCGCAAGCGTTCGACACAATCATTCTAGCAAGGTTCGAGTGAATATTATTTATCTCCCTCTTGTTTGCTTTATCTAATTCTGTCTGGATTTTATTTAGAAAGTCTTTACCCTCATAATATTTGTCAAGTTTAACGTATCTCGGCAAAATGTCCGACACAAAGGTGCTTATCCAAGTCTTGATGTTCATGGTGGTTATATCTGTATTAGATGCTGTTACATACATCGTCAATCTCCGTTTTTCTTTAGCATACTACCTTTTTCAAAAAATGCAACCCCCTAGCCCCATAAACTCGTGACTGCCTTTACTCGGTTGTGCGACATATCACTTTCAAGCGCATATCTTATTGCGTCTATGGCGTGATTGAAAGCGTCAATAGGCTGTGGCAGAGGCTCTTCATTGCGGTCTAACTTCCACTGATAATTACAAAACTCATCGTAAACGTTTGGGCAGTCTTTATGAATATAAATATGCTCAAAAGACTGCAAGAACTTAATACCACTCTCAATACTTCCTGCGCCTTTGCGTGCCGACATAGCCGAGATGTCATATTCTCTAAAGTCGGCTACTGACTTCGGTTCGGCACTGTCGCAAGTTACTATTTCGTTTCCGATGATTTGTTTAACAAGTGGAGCAGACTCTTTATTGAGCATACCCCTCTTGTATATCTCCTTGCATATATACAAATTCTTGCCCTCTATTGCACAACGGACAAAAGCGAATGGGTCGTTGCTAAATCCCCAGTCAACGCCATTCCGATATTGTGAAAATCTTTCGATATCAAAATCTGCCTGTTCAAAGTTGTTAAAGATAAGCCCTTCGGCAATACCAAGCTCACCCATACCATAGACTCGCCAGAAGTTATTGTTGCCGTCACCCCGTCTGCTTTCGATTGAGTCTATAATTGATTTCTGGAGGTATTTGTTATCTCTGTATGTAGACTTGATTAGCAGGCATTTGTCAGGCTCGTTAACCAAGAGATTTTTATGCACCCAGAAGGCGTTTGTCGGGTTGTAGTCAATAAATATCTTGCCCCTTGTACGAATCATCAGTTGCTCAACAATGTTAAAATTAAGGTGATTCGCCTCGTTCATATACAATATATCTCTTCTTCCGCCGTGGGCTTTGCCTAGCTTATCAAAAGCAAGGAAGTCTATTTGGCCATTGCCGTATTTGAATACCTTGTCTGACTCCTTGAAGTTGTCATAAAAGTTGATTCCGAATTGATTACACACCGTTGGCATGTCGTTCAAAACACCCGTTTTAAGATGTGGAACAGACAAACCGACAACGTCAATTTTAACAGGGTATTTGATACAGATTAAAAGTAACAACTGCAATATGCTAAAGGTCTTGCTTGAACTCGTCCCCCCTTGATTGATGACATACCTGTACTTGTCATTCTTGTATGCCATATAGTTGTTATCAAATACCTTGGTTAATGTAAGCATTACAAATCCTCAAGCATTTCTTTGTGGCTCTCGTCCTCAACAGTTACGGACAAGCCAGCACTCCCCTTTAATACGTGGGTTTCCTCAGGCATTTGCCCAAGGGTGTTTCTGATGAACTCGGTCGCTCTTACATTTCCGTCAAGTGCCTCTTTC